GGTCAAGGTACAGTACTTTGGGGTGATAAAACAATGTTAACTAAGCCATCTGCATTTGATAGAATTAATGTAAGACGTTTATTCATTGTATTAGAAAAGGCTATTGCCACTGCTTCTAAATACATGTTATTTGAATTCAATGATGCGTTTACACGTTCTCAATTCAGAGGTATGGTTACACCATTTATGAAAGATGTTAAAGGCCGTCGCGGTATGTATGACTTTATGGTTGTATGTGATGAGACTAATAACACAGGCGAAGTAATTGATAGAAACGAATTTGTTGCAGATATCTACATCAAACCGGCACGTTCAATCAACTTCATTACACTAAACTTTGTTGCTACTAAGACAGGCGTTGAATTCAGCGAATTGTTTGGTACAACGGTATAAGGAGGATTAAGATATGAGTTTCTCAATTGATGATTTCACGGCTCAACATTTTAGTCGTGACCTATACAGACCTAATCTTTTCTTTGTAGAGATTAATCATGGTAGTTACTTTGATGGAGATTTTAAATTTCTAGTTAAAGGGGCTACTATCCCTTCTTCTACTGTTGAGGCAGTGGAAGTACCTTTCCTTAATCGTGTGGTTAAGATTGCGGGTGATCGTACATTCGAAGATTGGACTATTACAATTCTTAATGATGGTGATTTCAATTACCGTCATTCATTTGAAGCATGGATGGCAGATATGAATGAACATATCGATAATGCCTCTGAAGCTCCAAATGATTATAAAGCTACAATGACTGTTACTCCATATAGTCGTGACGGTTCTGAAGCTTCAGATTCATATGAATTCCATGGTGCGTTCCCTACATCTCTAGATGCTATGGATCTTGCTTGGGAAAGTGGTGCAGCACCGGCAGAATATGGTGTTACATTCGCATATGATTATTGGACTAATAATGCTGTTGCTTAATTGTAATTAATTTATAATATGAATTTATTTGAACAATTTGATAAGATGTTTGGTAGTAAGCTCTCAAAAAGAGCGGCCAACATAGATCTTGATAAGAAAAACAAAACGTTTGTTGTACCTGATAATGAGGGTGCAATAAATGTTGATGTTTCATCGTTTGGATCTCAATTATTTGATGTAGACGCTAAATGGAAGACTACGGCCGACCTAATTAGTCAATACAGAAAAATATCGAGAACTCCAGAGGCTGAGGCAGCAATTGATGATATTGTTAATGAGGCTATCGTATTTGATGTGAATCAAGATGCGGTAAATATTGTCCTTGATCGCTTAGATCAACCAGACAATGTTAAGGATATTATTGTTGAAGAGTTTGAGAATGTTCTTAAGCGATTTGATTTTAATTATTCTGGTGATGAACACTTTAGAAAGTGGTATGTAGATGGAAGAATATTCTTTCATGTAGTTGTTGATGAGGGTAATTTAAAGAAGGGAATTAAAGACCTTCGTTTAATTGATTCTCGACTTATTCAATTTATTAAAGAAGTTGAAAAGGAAGCAACACCGGAAGGCCATGAAGTTATTAAGGGTGTGGAAGAATACTATCTATACTCTGAAGATATTGATGGCATTACGCGCACATTAAAAATCGCCCCAGAGGCTATAGCTTATGCTGACTCTGGTTTATTTGAGGAGGATGGTACTGCGGTATCATATCTTCACAAAGCTATTAAGCCGATCAACCAACTAAATATGTTGGAAGATGCGGCAACCGTTTATAGGGTGACACGTTCACCTGAAAGACGTGTATTTTATGTTGATGTTGGTAATTTACCTAAGACTCGTGCAGAGCAGTATATTAAGAATATCATGAATAAATATAAAAATAAGATGGTGTATGATTCAGCATCTGGTAAGATTAAGGACCAACATAACACTATGTCAATGTTGGAAGACTTTTGGTTACCGAGAAGAGAGGGTGGTAAGGGAACTGAGATTGAAACATTACCTGCCGGTGGTGCGTTCGATCAATTAGATGATATTTTATATTTCCGTAAGAAGGTATATAAAGCATTACATGTCCCGGCCTCACGATTAGATGATGATGCTACTTATAGTTTTGGTAGACAATCTGAAATTACTCGTGATGAAATTAAATTCTCAAAATTTGTTGAAAAACTTCGTAAGAAATTTTCCAACGTGTTTTACCAAGCGTTACGCACTCAATTAATATTAAAGGGTGTTATTAAAAAGAACGAATGGAGAACAATTAGAGAATCAATTGATTTCGACTTTAAGGATGATTCATTCTTCTCTGAATTAAAAGAAGTTGAAATATTAAAAGAAAGATTGGAATTACTGGACCAAGTTGAAGATAGGGCCGGTAAATATTTCTCACATGAATATATTCGTACTCATATTCTTCAACAAAGTGAAGAAGAAATTAAAGAGTTGGATAAACAAATGGATAATGAGAAAAATAGTGATAGATATAAAGAAGAAGAGGATGATTTCTAATGAATATTAAAGATTTGATACAAACAAGTATTACAAAAAAGGCAACTGATTTTAAAGAAGTTTTTGATAAGATTATGCAATCAAAGATTTTGGATAAAATTGAAGGACATAAAGAAACTATAGGCAAAGAAATGTTTGCCAAGGATAAAGAATGATAGTAAATTTTAAAACATTTTTATCTGAAGCTTCTGGAGATAAAGAAGCATATCAGAAATTTTTTAATTCTATGCTTAAGAAGTTTGGTGTTAAATCAGCCTCTGAATTAGATGATAAGAAAAAGAAAGAATTCTATGACGCAATTGATGCTGGTTGGGAAGCCGATAAGGAAACTGATGAAGCAGTTGTTGTCGATGGCCGTACTAAAGGTTATAAGGAAGCAGTTGCTCGTTTAGCCGCCCGTTTAGCCAAAAAGGAAGATTGTGGTGATCATGATGATGATGATGATGAACTTGAGGAAGGTAAATTTTCAGCTGCTTTAATTAAAAAGGCTTTGAAAATTGCAAAGAACTCAACAGGTGATTACGATCATGCATGGGAAGCTATTGAAAAACTTAAAAAAGGTTTAGCTGACTTTGATGTTGTTGCTAAAGCACTTAAAACTGCAAACGAGAATAAAAATGCTTAATATTAATGATATTGCTATAGACATCTTAAGTGAAGATGATGTTGAGGAAGTAAAAAAGATTAAAATTAAAGGTCATACATCTGTTGCTGATAAGCGTAAGGCTAAACAGTACCGTATGAAGAATAAGAAAAAGCTTGAACGTGCGGCTAAAAAGAAAAAGAAGAAACAGGCTAAATGTCCTCCTGGCAAAGTATATAGTAATAGACAGAAGAAATGTATTAAGCCTGCCGTTACAGTAGGTCTACAAAAAAGAAATTAATATGAATATTAACAAAATCGCATTAAATGTATTAGACGAAGCTAAGAAAGGTGAAACATTTTCTAAGAAAGAATATGGTTCTAAATTCAATCAACTAAGAGAAGCAAGAGATTACGATAAAATAGCAAAGGATATCAACAAAACTTATGCTTCATCTAGAGGTAAAGTAGGTAAGGATAAAGATGGTGTTGATACTCACGGTATTCGTGTAGTGTATGAAAAGGACGGATATAGAGTACAGCAACTGACTGAAGATGGTTTGGGTGATACGTTTGTTGTTATTAAAAACTATAAGCAACTTCTTTTAGGTTGGTCTGCTAAAGTTGGTGGTAATAAAAAGACTGCCTTAAAACTTAAAAAGACTGATAAGTTCAAGTGGACTTGGGCAAAGTATGCTAAGAAGTATGCTGGTCAAGCGGGTGGTATGTTACAGACGCCTGGCTCAGAAACATTATCTGGTAATACGTGGGAAGTATCTCCTGTAGAATTGATTGCTTGGTTAAAGAAAGAAGGTATTAAAGAATCAGTTGAACTAGACGAAGTTAAGAAAGGCGAAACTTTCACTAAAGCACAAGCAAAAGCATATTTTAAGAAGCAATATGGTTCTAAATTCAATGCTAAGAAAATGGGTACTGAAACTGATGATAAAGGTAACAAGTATTGGATGGACAAAGGTCATTCTGGTGAAGCAGTCCCTATGAAGGAAGAAGTTGAATTAGAAGAAGATACTAAAAAAGATGTAGCAGCATTAA